CTCTGGTAAGGACTATTTTGACCACAAGTATGAGACGCAGAATAGTAATTAACGACGACATGACCACCTCGTTCTGGTACGACTGGAAGAAGCCGATGATTGTGAGCATTTGCTTGAACATCTTGTTTGGCATCACGCTGATCTACATGGCAAACATTCCCCAACGCATCAAGCACGTTTATCACTCCGTGATAGTGGAGAAAGAGAGCGAGGACATGATGCTGACCGACAGCGGGCTGACCGCCGAGTTGGTGGCCAGTGGGGTTGTGCTTCCAAACGTGGCAGTGGCACAGGCCACGATCGAGAGCGGGCTGGGCAAGTCCAAGGTTGGACGCGAGGCCAAGAACTTATTTGGCATTACGTATCACAACTGCCAGCACGTGGCCGGTAAGTATGGGGTGTACGCTAAGTACAACACCTACAAGGACAACGTGAAGTGCTACGCTCACATCCAAGGCCGTTACCTAGACAATATCAACGGGCGTTACGCAAGTGACCCCGGCTATGTAAACAAACTAAAAGAAATGAAATGAAAACACCAATTGATCGCTTGGTTGAACACCTACGCCTTGTACTATATTATGCACGAACTAATTAAACTTACAAGAGATGAGTAAACTAAAACAAATCAAGATACCGGTCGACGTCAAGTCCTACAAACTAGTAAGAGAGAGAGACGGGCTGACCATCTACGGCACACAGATATCTTGGGTGCAGTGGGACAAGGACGGCAGGTTTAAAGACCGGCAAGACACACCAGAGGTTGGCCTGTCTCTGATCGTAGACCCGCACAGAATGAGCTTTACGTGGCTCACTACCCCAATCACCGTGATACTGGAAGAGAAGGAGGGATACATCAAATTCAAAACCGAAAACAGCAATTACGAACTATGGCAACAATAGAGCAAAAGAAAATCGACATGGTCAGAGACATGATCAACAAGATGTTTGAGATCGCCGGTCACGAGGTGACCTATGACGACATCAAGGACAGGAAGGACGACTGGTACGCACAGTGGACCATGACGGTCAAGCAGAGCGACGAGTGGAGAGCGTGGGGAGAGAAAGAGATAGCAAGAAGGTTTAGGCGTAGCAAGAAGTTATGCCAGAACGAGATGGCATGGTTCTCTCTGATGTACGGTCTGAAGTTCAGATTCTCTATCGACTGCGACCGCTGCGGATCGGTGATCAGAGACGAGGACCAGATGTCACAATTTGAGAAGGATGCAATACTTGGAAAGCAAGAAATGTTGCCAAAGTTATGCACAAAATGTAGGAATTCTGCCAACTAAAAGTTAAATTTGTAGATGAGTTTTGATATAGTAAACAAGCCAGCACACTACAACCAAGGCGGTGTAGAGTGCATCGAAGCGATAGAGGCTTCAATGACCAAAGAGCAGTTCTGCGGGTACTTAAAGGGTAACATCTTGAAGTACATGTGGCGGTTCGAGGACAAGAACAAAGTAGAGGACCTCAAGAAGGCCCAGTGGTATTTAAATAAATTAATAAAATCATATGAGCAAGTTTAAAGAATTAAATGCAATCAACGTCAACAAGATGACGGAGAAGAAGGGCAACCTAACCTACCTGTCATGGGCTTACGCATGGCAAGAGACAATGAAGGTCTGCCCAGACATGACACGCACCGTTTACGAGTCTGCGACCGGTAACAACTACCACACAGACGGCAAGACGGCATGGGTCAAGGTAGGCATCACCATCGGTGACCAAGAGCACATCGACTACCTACCGATCATGGACGCAAGAAACGCCGCGCTTCCCATCGAGAAGGTTACGTCGTTCGACGTGAACAAGGCCATCCAGCGGTCAACCACCAAGGCCATCGGCCTACACGGACTGGGTCTTTACATCTACGCCGGTGAGGACATGCCAGACGAAGAGAAGACAGCGAAGGCTCCATCAGAGCCAGTCATTATCGAGCTAGTCGTTGGTGACGAGAACTGGGCCAAGGTAATGAACTACTTGACAGCGAACAAGAAGAAGGGCTCTAAGTTCATCATCGAGCAATTGTCAAAAAAGTACAGCATCAGCGAGGCAACACGCAGTGAGATCAACAAGGAGGTTGCGTCGTGACACAAGAAATCCTAACGAGACTGAACAGCGACTCTGACTACTACGGAACATTTGGAAAACAGTTCCTCTCAAACTCGGACATCGGGGCCCTACTGAAGGACCCCTCGTCCTTTGGGAAGGACAAAGAGAAGACCGTTCCGATGGTGCAGGGCAGCTACTTCCACGCCGCACTTCTTGAGCCACAAAAGGTTGTAGACTTTCTGATCTGCGACGTGTCATCCAGGAATACCAACAGGTACAAAGAGATGTGCGAGTCGCAGGGAGCAGACATCATCCTGCTGTCTAAAGAGGTTGAGGAACTAGACGCGATGGTTGACTCCATCAAGGGCCGCATGGACTTCTTCGACATGATCTACGAGGACGGAAACCTTTACGAACAGCCAGGCCTGTCCAACATCATGGGCGAGGTATGGAAGGGAAAGGCAGACATCATCTCCTCGGAGTATGTCATCGACCTCAAGACCACAGCAAACATCGAGGAGTTCAAGTACTCTGCACGCAAGTACAACTACGACTCACAGGCCTACATCTACAATCAGATCTTCGGCAAGCCGGTTCTGTTCATTGCGGTAGAGAAGGGCACAAACAAGACGGGAATGTTCGACTGCTCAGAGGAGTTCCTAGACCGTGGCAAAGAGAAAGTACAAAGAGCAACAGAAGTATGGCGCAAGTTCTTCGGGCCAAACAAAACAGAAGACATCACACAATACTACACAAAAGAAACACTATGAGTTCATTAATCAGTTTATCAATCGACGTGACCAAGATCACGAAAAGCAAAATCAAGGACGGCAAGTACCTTGAAGTAACCATCTCTGTAGACGACCAGACCAACCAGTGGGGCAAGAACGCATCCATCTACGAGTCGCAGACAAAAGAGGAACGCGAATCTAAGGCCTCTAAGACGTACATCGGAGGCGGAAAGGTAGTCCAACCGAGGAGTTACCGTTCTAACAAACCAAGACACTGGCACAGGGGACCGCCCCCTGTGTCGATGTGTCGGTTTTCAGCTCTCCTATTCTATATATATTATTTATACTACTTATATTTTTTTCTTTGAATAAGTATTGAACAAGTAAAAATCGACACTAAAAAGCTAAGTAAAAGAAATTCAATGCGTTTGGTTGTGTCGCTTACTTTTAAAATCGACACTAAACCGACACAAACCCCAAAAAAACGACACAAAATGGCAAAAATCGACACACATAAGATCAAAATACTGCACGTTGAGGTGGTAGATGATGGAATTTTAATCAAGGCGATTGGACTTTATTCACCCGACGGTGACTATATTCGCGACACCAAGTTGAACGGCAAGCTTCTTTGCACACTCACCGAGTCGTTGATGGACATCAAAATTTGCGAATGATGCCAGACATTACAAAGTGCAATGGCGATGGGTGTCCTAGGAAGGAATCGTGCCACAGATTTACGGCAAACCCAAGTGAGTACCTCCAGTTTTACTTCGAGACACCACCAGTCGAAGAGGACGGCAGGTGTGAGATGTACTGGGGAGACGCGGCGCAGGACATATACGACTCACTAAGTGATATCGTAAATGGTTTTAGAAATACATAAGTGCACGGCAAGGCAGTACGCCATGCTGATAATGAGGGAGGACCTACACTACTCCTACCAAAAGTGTGGGATCAAGCTCGGCATATCTAGGTATGCGGCTTTTCAGTTATACAAACGAGCAAAAATTAAATCAAATGGGAAACATAACAATATTCAAGAGCATTAAGGACACGTCTACTCCTTTCTACAGGTCTGTTGACTACATCATACACCGGATCAGAGAGGGCAAGTCTAAGGACATCGTCAAGCGGATCAGAGAGGAGAAGGACAAGGACAAGAGAAACCAAGTCAAGAAGGAGCTACCGGCTATCTGCTTCTCTGGTGAGTTCACTCGCAGGGAAGACTCAGCGCTCGTCGCTCACTCTGGCATCATGTGTTTGGACTTCGATGGCTTTGCCAAGAAGGCCGACATGCTGGCCAAGAAGGACGAGTTCACCAAGGACAAGCACACGCTGGCCGTGTTCATCTCTCCGTCTGGCGACGGACTGAAACTACTGGTGAAGGTTCCTGCGGACGAGAACAAGCACAAGAGCTACTTCAACGCACTGGAGAAGTACTACAACTGCGAGCAGTTTGACAAGACATCAAAGAACGTGAGCCGTGTGTGTTACGAGTCTTACGACCCGTTGATCTTCCACAACCCAGAATCCAAGGAGTGGGACAAGTTAGCAGAGGAGGAGTACGAGCCGATCGAAAGGCCAGCAAACAAACGCACCATCACCGTTACAGACCAGAACGAAATCATCAGACGCTTGCGTCTTTGGTGGGACCGAGAGTATGGCATGGTCGTGGGAGAGAGAAACCACAACCTGTACGTGCTCGCTGCCGCGTTCAACGACTTTGGTGTCAACAAGGAGCTGGCAACTTACGTGCTGAGCGAGTTTGCACACGACGACTTCCCGCTGTCAGAGGTGAAGACCACAATCGACAGCGCCTACAAAAAGGAGATGAACTTCGGCATCAAGTTTTTTGAGGACAGAGACGCCATCGACAGCGTTCGCCGTCAGATAAAGAAGGGCGTGCCAAAAAAGGAGATACGTCAACAGCTTAAGGAGTCTGGACTGAATGACGAGGTAACCGATGCCGTAATTATAAAGATCGAGGAGGACTCCTCAAGCAAAGAGTTTTGGACCAAGTCCTCGAAGGGCGTTGTGTCTGTAGTGCATTACCTGTTAAAAGAGTTTTTAGAAGACAATGGTTATTTCAAGTATTCGCCGGAAGGCACAAAGAATTATATTTTTGTTAAGGTTACGAACAACCTTATATCAAATACGACGGAAGATGAGATAAAGGACTTGGTACTGGACTACCTGTTCAGAATGGAGGACCTTTCAATCTACAACCACTTTGCAGACAAGACACGCTACTTCAAGGAGGACTTCCTGTCGATGCTGTCGCCGGTGGACGTTTACTTCGTTGAGGACGACAAGGACAACGCCTATCTGTACTACAGGAACTGCGCAGTTCGTGTTACCTGTAGCGACATCACCATGATCGACTACCTCGACCTTGGTGGCTACGTGTGGAAAGACCAAGTGATTGACAGAGACTTTCAGATCTGCGACGCGTATGACTGCGACTTCAAGACGTTCATCAGCAACATCTCTGGTGCCGAGAAGGACCGCATCAGATCGGTAGAGAGCACGATCGGATTCTTGCTTCACAGTTACAAGAACCTTGGATACTGCCCAGCGGTAATCATTAATGACGAGGTTATCACCGACAACCCAGAGGGAGGTACCGGCAAGGGCCTGTTCATGAACGCGGTGTCTAGGATGAAGAAGTCAGCGGTTATCGACGGAAAGAGTTTCAACTTCGAGAGAAGCTTCGCGTATCAGACCGTGTCGACCGACACGCAGATCATTGTGTTTGATGACGTGAGAAGGAACTTTGACTTCGAGAGGCTGTTCTCTATTGTGACCGAGGGCATCACGCTTGAGAAGAAGAACAAGGACGCGATAAAGATTCCGTTCCACAAGTCGCCGAAGGTGGTGATCACCACCAACTACGCGATCAAGGGAAAGGGCAACTCTTTCGAGCGACGCAAGTGGGAGCTAGAGTTCAAGCAGCACTACAGCAAGGACTTCACGCCGCAGATCGAGTTCGGTCGGTTGTTGTTTGAAGACTGGAACGAGGATGACTGGTGCAAGTTTGACAACTACATGGTCAACAACTTGAAGAACTACCTCTGCTTTGGGTTTGTACGATCAGACTTCAAGAACTTGAAGACGCGTAAGTTTATCGCCGAGACCGACCACAGCTTCTGGGAGTGGATGACAGACAAAGAGAACCGTTTCGTCAAGGTCAACACCAAGATCTACAAGGAGGACGTGTACAAGGAGTTCGTAATCGACAACCCAGATTATGGTCAGCGAGGCAAGACATCTATATCTCTCAACAAGTTCTACAAGTGGCTCGAGGCCTTTGGTCTTTTCTACACCGGAGAGACGGTAGAGCAGGGACGCGATGGTTCTGGACGATGGATAAAGTTTGTAAGAAGTGAAGCTGAGCAAGTTGAATTTGATTTCTAATGGAAAATAAAATCACATTAAGACCATATCAGCAGGCTATAGTGGAAAAAACTTGCGAATTATTGAGGGGAGCCCCTCGTTTTGCATATCTTTCTATGGAAGTTAGGACAGGCAAGACCTTGACGGCCTTGTCTGCCCTTGCCTCTGTCGGTAACATATCCACCGTACTATTTGTTACCAAGAAGAAAGCGATTGGAGGAATTCAAAAAGACTACAAGGCACTGGCCCCATCGTATAGTTGCGATTTTATAAACTACGAGAGCCTGCACAAGGTGGTGGAAACATGCTACGACGCGATAGTCTTCGACGAGGCACACGGCATGGGGGCATTTCCAAAGCCATCGCTGAGGGCGATAGAGGCTAGGCGCCTAATACAGCACTGCGACCCATACGTTATCTTCTTGTCTGGCACGCCGTCACCGGAGTCTTACTCACAGATGTACCACCAGATGTGGATACTTGGATACCGGTCTCCGTTTACCGAGCCGACGTTCTACAAGTGGGCACACAGCTACGTCAAGATCTGGGAGCGGATGATCAATGGGTTCCGTGTTCACGACTACAGCAATGGGGTCCAAGAGAAGATCATGGACGCTATCAATCCATACATGATTAGCTACACGCAGAACGAGGCTGGATTTACCTCCAAGGTAAACGAGCACGTGCTGAAGGTGACCATGTCTGACACCACGTACAAGATTGCTGACAAGCTGAAGCGAGACTTGGTGTTTGAGGGAAAGGAAGACGTCATACTTGCGGACACGCCGGTTAAGCTGATGCAGAAGCTGCACCAGATCTACAGCGGGACCGTCATTCTTGAGTCTGGCAAGGCCATCATACTGGACAAGACCAAGGCGGAGTTTATCAGAGAGAAGTTTGCAGGAAAACGCATAGCGGTCTTCTATAAGTTCCAGGCGGAGCTAGAATGCTTGTTGTCTGTCTTTCAAGAAGATATGACCACCGATTTAGGAAAATTTCATGCAGGTGAGTGTAACAATTTCGCTATACAAATTGTTACCGGGCGTGAGGGGATATCGCTGAAGGAGGCTGACTTCTTGGTCTACTTCAACATTGACTTCTCCGCCACGTCTTACTGGCAGAGCCGGGATCGCCTAACCACGATGGACAGACTAGAGAACAACGTGTACTGGATCTTCGCAGAGGGTGGCATCGAGGAGAAAATATACAAGGTTGTGCAGGGGAAAAAACCTTACACAGTTTCGCACTTTAAGCGTGATGTTTTAAAGTAAAGGTACTATATTTGCAACCCCATGTTAGAATCTAAGCTGCAATCAAAGATGATCAAGCTTGCCGAGGAAAACGGGTGGTACGTCCTAAAACTTTTGAGTACAAACAAGCCAGGCATCCCCGATCTGTACATGTATCGGGCGGGAAGGACTGTCTTTGTTGAGGTCAAGAGGGAGGGCGGAAAGGCCCGGCCACTGCAAGAGTATCGAATCAAGGAGCTGAATGGAATAGGTGTCGAGGCCTTAGTCTGCGACTCAATTGAAAAATTTAAAGAACTATTATGAAAAACCTAATATCACAAGCACATGAAATGGCCAAGAGCAAAGGCTTTTGGGAAGGAGAAAGAAACAAACCAGAGATGTTGATGCTCATTGTTTCAGAATTGGCAGAGGCCCTTGAAGCCTTAAGGAAAGATCACTACGCAGACAAGGCTGCAGTAGAACTATTATCAGACGACTTCTTCGCAAGAGGGGGCACAAAACAAGAGTATGCAGAAATTTTTAGAAATAGTATTAAGTCTAGCTTCGAGGACGAGCTGGCAGAAGTT